TTTTAAAACTTTATCATCAATATGTAAGTCTTGTTTTAATTCATACATCATTTTATTACTCATGCTATTACCTCTACGATAAACTCAACACCAAGATAATCAATGTTGTTTATGTTGTAAACTCCATAATTACTTGCTGATGTAACTCTAACAGATTGTGCTTGACCATTCAACGTTGTATCAGATTCTATTTGTGCCTTTACAGATGAAGCTCCACTCGAAGCCAAGTAACCATCAAGAGTATCTTGCGAGTCTTGTGCGTCAACCCTGCTTACATAAAGATAGACTGGTATTTCATACTTATCAGCACCACGTTGTATAGTAGCGTCATAATCAATAGCATCCATAACTCCAACAACTGCTGTTGGAGGCTCTACAAAATCTGGTACATAGGCATATACAGAGAGAGAACTTATGTTACCTAAGTTATTTCCTATTTCTGTTCTTATGCTTGTTAAACTTGCCATTATTTCTTCGTTACCATCCTACCAGCTTTCCAAGTAGCAGTAATTTTTAATCCAGTTCCTTTTAATAAAACTTTTTTTTCGGCTTCGGATTTCTTAATACCTATCTTAAAGAATGGGATAAGAGGAGTACCACGTTGACCGATTGCGTGTTGAACTGCATACGGACTTATACCCTTAGCATCTGCCCATCCTTTGATAGCAGAGATAGGTGGATAGTGGGGTTTACTTCTTGACCATGGCTTCGTCATCTTTACTTTCATATCGTAAAAACCATGTACATACAAAGCATAAGGACTGCGAGAAAAAACATCTATACCAATAGGCAGACGACCAACACCATCAATCCTTTTAAATGTAAGACTTCCTCTTAGATTACCCTCAAATCTTGGAGCTTCTTTTTTTGAATTAGTAACAACAACTTGCCCGTACTGTGAGAAAAAGTTACGAAGTGCAACTCCACCTAAAGCACTAAGTTGTAAACGTTTATTTATATTGTTAGCACCACTAACAGAGAAGCTCATAGTTGATGCTTTATGTAACCCTTAATAAGTTGCATAGCGTCTGGGTCAAATTTATTAAATAATTCTTTTTGACCTGTTTGTTCATTACCAAATACATTGAATGGCGTATCTTTTCTTTTAAACAATCTTAAACCTTGTATAAGAGTTGCTTGTTTAATAGCTTCAGGAACAGCACTCCAGCCAAACTTACCTGTGATTTTAACGTTCTTAACAATTGATGTATCAAAACTTTCACTACTTCGTGTAGTAAGTATATTCAATTCGGTATGAGGATAGTTATAGGTTGTATTAGAAATCTTATGGACTTGTGGGTTTAAGGGCTTTAATACAAAGTCAGTGTCAATAGTTAAAGTTTTATCATGCGTACCATCATCATTAGTATCTAATTGCACAATAAGACCAGTAGTTGTAGATAGGTCATCTATCTCTAAATAATAATTATTAACTGGTGTGTAATACTTAACTGTAACGGCAGAGTCTTGCCAAAAATGTCGACCACAAATCTTATCTATAAGACGACTAGCACCGTCAATAGCATTATCAATATTGGTATCTTGCCCAGAGCCTGTTAATCCTATATAGGTTTTTAAATCTGCTTTATCAACATACTGGTTAGACATTGATTACCTACTTAGATTTATTTTCAGTTGGTTTTTTTGCTTTAGTTTCTTTTTTAAGACCGAGTTCTTTAGCTTGTAAGTCAGAGATTTCTTCTCCAGCTCTAGCAACTAATTTGCCTTTAGCCCATCCCTTAGGTAAACCATTGTTACCCTCGCCGACTTTACCAGCTTCATCAATCCATATATCTTTTTTTAAAATCATTGTATCTTTCTTTCCAGTTTGCATCCCACCCAAATTACTTACGTAGCTTGAATGGGATAACAAAACCAATCTTTAACTTCCTTAGAAGTTTGTAATAGAACAGAATGCAGTTGCACGATAGATTGCAAAACCTAATCGCATACTTGCTTTCATCATTACTTTGTCTTTTGTGAAGAAGTCATCATGACTATCAGACATAGCAACTTCCATACCCTCACGAGTGATGATATGTGAAGCTAGTCCTCCACCAAAAGTACCAACTAGAACTGTTCCTGCTGTTATAGCAGTTGTAGGAACGACTTTAACACCCCAAATAGATGGGTTAACTCCGTTACCAAACATTCCAGCACCCACGAATAATGGGTCTTTTCCTGCATATCCTGCACTGGATGTACCAGCAAAGTCAGAAGTTACAGTAGTAACAACATCATTCCAGTCGCTAGGATGCATAAGTATTGCATCAGCTTCCATGAATGCGTCTTTTCTAATTTCTGTGATAGCTTGATACAGCTGTCCAATTCTTCCTAAGTTTCCTGCATAAGAACTGAAATCAAATGTATTAATTCCAGACTTGTTCAAGATACCTCTGATATTTGGAGCTGAACCATCGCCATTAAGTAACTCACTGTCCAGTCTTAACTGTAACATGGTCTTTAATCTTGAATCTAAATATCCATTAACAGATGCAACGTCAGAGAGCAATTCTTCAGTTACAGGAATAGATACACCAAATTTTCTGATGTTTTCTGTATTCTCTGTAAATGCGATTGCAGATTCTCCAAACGCTCCAGCTTCAGCAACTTCTGCCGAGTTGTTAGTGAATGTAGTTTCTTCTAAGTACTTGTATTGATATGTGTCAGTAGGTATTACTGAGAACAAGTCAATAACTGAATTAGGGTTTCTCAAAGCAGTAGGAACGATTAAATCATTTCTTGTTACTGCTGGTGGATAACCAGTTTCAGTCAAAAGTGTTTTACTTTCCAATATTGGATTGTATTTCACTTCTGATGTGATGTTTAGTTGTCCATCTTCCATAAAGGATTTGTAAGCCCTTGATTCACGTACTTGGTCGCCTAATCCCTTAGGCATTTCTTTTTGTTCTTCATGAATTGGTAGAGAAGTAACAGTCTTACCTGTTTGAATAGCTTCTTCGTTAGCTTTCATATCTTTTTCAAATATTTGTTGCTCACGAACTTCGTCTGCTAAGGTTTTAGCTTCTTCATTCATTTTCGCCCATGTGGTTTTATCCTCAGGTGTAAAATCAGAAAAGTCTTTTTCCCCAGCAAATTTTGCTAAGTTCTCTCTTAATTCTTGAAGTTTGACTGTTTTATCAGACATTATATTCTCCTATAAATCAAGAGTATCAGCTAACAAACTTGTTGTTGTCCTAAACAAATCGTTAACATCAATCTCATCTTGTATTACTTCAACATCATCAGCAGAAGCAACAGTAAGCAAAGTATCTATATCTTGATGCATTTCTTCTAACGCATCTTTCAAAGAACTTAACGCCTCTGTGCTATCTTCCGATAGTGTTTTCTCTTTACCCAAGCGTAAGGCAGTAAGCTCCTTAGCCCTTTTCAATAAAGCAGTCATCTTGATAAGCAAGTTATCTACTTCATCGGTAAATCTTAATCCGACATCTTTGACTTCTTCGACTTCCTCAAATTCGGTGTCAACGTCATCAACTATATCTTCTTCTTTTAAATCTTTTTCTTTGACTGCAAGTGTGTGTGTATTTTGATTTGCACCCACTAAAACTGGACTAACTTCCCAGACCTTAACGTCTTTAAGAAAACGTACTTCAGTTTCTTGCCCGTCTTTTGTAAACATACCACGCTCTGAATCATTAACTTCAAAACCAAATGACCATTGTTGAATGTCGCCCATAGCTTTAACAGTTTCGTATGCTTCTTTACCAGCAGTAGTGTTCATGTTGAACTCTCCATGAAAAACAGCTTGACTATCTTCATTACGGATAACACCTTTACCAATAATATGCTTCCAGTCATGCCCCCAGCACATAACGACACCCTTGTCGCCATAGCCACTTCTAATTGACTTAGGGAGAACTACATCTCCATCCGAATCTATTTCATTAAATACAGAAAATACTGCACTTACTTTGCCCTCAGCTTCATTGAAACTCAATAAATCTTTAGCTTTTTGCTCTTTCAACTTTATATCCTCTTTTCGTGGTAACTAAGGAAGCAACGACAATTGACTGTCAACCCAGCAGGTGCTCCCAAAGAACTATCTCCTGGATATTCTAACCTATAACCCTGATATTCAAAGTTATTATCTTCGTTAACTTCCGTTCCATCTAGTATAACGTGTGCATCTCGCACTTTCCCATCTCTTTGAGAAATCCATTCTTTAGTATATAGAATCCCAGTTGAGTTCGCACCAACACCTCTACCAAAGTTTGCGAGTGAGTTTGCTTCGGTACGAGCAATAGTCAAAGCCCTAGAGAGATTTCTTTTACTCAAAACTTTTTTGACAGAATTAGCTACGAATGTTTGTAGCTTACGACCAGAGTAACCCAAGTCCATACCCTCTTGTAGAGCTTTACGGAACTCTAAGTTAAATCTTTTTTTAGAAGTTACAGCCATGTTAGGTAACATAGAATCAATACGACCATTGATGTAGTCAATAGCTTCTCTGTTGTTCTTTAAATTAGATAATGGAAACCTTTCAACAGATATAAGCCTGTAAAAGAATCCCTGTTCAATAATATCGTTACGACTTCTTTTTTCCCTATGTGGAATTACATAAGGACTGGCTTTCTCATTAGGAAGTAACAAGTCAACTTGATAATAAGCAAAGTCATTAGCCAACGCTACATACAAATCAAAAACATCAGCAGACCAGTTCTTAACATTCTCCTCAATATTTATATCTATAATACTTTCTACGCCAACCTCAGTAGGAAAATATCTATTAAGCTGATTAAAAATCTTTAAGTCTTGCGATTGCAATAAGTCAAAGTAAACATCTTTAAGAACAGTTTCCCATTGTGTCAACAACTTATCATGCTCTTTATAGAGAATGTCTTTAACTTCATTATCACGAAATCTACCTAATCTATATTCCCAATCTTCCTCACGAAGTTTGTTCCTACGTTCAATGAGTTCAAATGCAGAGTTTGCTTTTTCATCACGTTTGTTCATAGCTCTTACAAGTTTTTGCGACCAGCTTTTACCAGCTTCTCCACCCCATAATGCCCACGCTATACGACCATTACTTGGGTAACCTTTTTCTCCCTGTCGCCATCCCTCTGCACGTTTATCAACTTCATGCCTAGGAAAATATTTAGCTATGTGCCTAGTTTTTTCTGCACCAGCAGTTGTATTGTTAAGGATATACCTAGCACTACCCATACCAACAGCAGTACCACCTCTACCAAATTCTTTACGCCATTCCAGTCCACGTTTAGCTTCTTCTTTAGCACCTTTAGGTATAGTAAAATTCAAGTCATCATAAAGACCTTTAGTCATTGACTTACTACTTAAAGGATGACCAGCAGGTAACAAATCAGTATCAAACTTACCACCACGATATTTACCAGTCCTTACAGCGTACAGGAACGCATTAACACGAGCATAAGCCCATTGGTCAGGAGATGTTACGGATGGTCTTACAGAGGACGGATTAGTATTGTATGCACCTACACCACGTTTAAAAACAGCAATAAGCATACGGAGTGTAACACGCTTCCCAGCAGAGTCGCCGTGCTTCTCATTGTGTTCTTCAACTTTTTTTTCAAGAGCTTTACGTACCCTTTGGCTAACTTGTTTCTGTTCCATCAATCAACTCATCATATTCTTCGTGAGTATCACATGGCATATAGATTGTGTTTCCGTCATCATCCATAGTGTGATAACCTACACAACCAATTTCCGAAGCACGTTTTTCAGCTTCTTCTTGTGTTGAGAACTTATCTCCACTTAGAGCAATTTTGCTACCATCTCCAAATCTTTCGACTTGTGATAATCTAGCTTCGGCAAGTTCACGTGTTGGATAGCAACCCATATTACGCCCTGATACTTCTGCGATTACGCAGTATTCTCCATCTATTTCTGTAACAACTTTATATTCATGGAACTTTTGTTCCTCATCATCTAAGGTTTCAACTTGTGCTTGTTCCTCAACAACTGGCTTGTCAACAGACTCAGTAGGAGTTTCAGTAGCAGTATATTCATCCATAGAGTTAGCTGGTGTAAGTATCTTGTTAGCATCGAGCAGATATACCTCTTGCGATTCATCAACAGGTAAACCAACTTGTTCACGAGCTTCTTTAATAGTTATCCAACCACCTTGTACGCCAACATTCATACGAGAATATAAAGCGTCTTGGTCTGCTTGTAATGCCCTTACATCAGCAAAGTCATATTCAGTACAAGTACCATCAGATACATCATAATCACGAAGTAAGACTTGTTGTGTAAGTTCTTCAGCGATTTGCTTCCATAGTGGAATAAGTTTGCTTTCTGTAAAGAACTCACGAAGCTCACTAGCATTAGAATAAGTAGCCCTATCCAAACCAGCTCCTAGACCAGCTAAGATTGCTGGAACTCCAAGTACTGCTGAAATTCTTTCCTCTGGCACCCTACGAAGCGTACCAATATCTAATTCAGTAGGGCTAAAAGCCATTTTCTTAACATCCATTGAGCCACTAAGAACTAAAGGCATACCTCTGTTCTTTCCCCCTACTTTTTGTTTAAATGCACGTTGTACTTGCTCGGCTTCAGTTTCAGTTAAACCAAAATCTTGTTTGGGAGAGATAACTACATTAGGCACACCACTATTAGCAAGAAGTGCAGTAGCCATTTGCCCAGCAGATTCATCCCCGTATATTTCTCTAAGAACAGAACGAAGTGGAGCAAAGCCCTGTCTGTGATTAGTTTGGTCAAGCCCTAGACGAATATGCACCATATCTTGTGGTGTAACTAAAACACTTTTGGTGTTCGTGTCATATTCATAGTGAGTTATAAGTTCATCATCATTACCTTTAGCTGTAACTTGTTCTGGCATTAAAGGATAAAGAGCAACCAGTTGACCAGCGTTATTCTTTTGCTTAATAAGATAAGCATCTCCAGATATGTGCATAGCATTAATAATATATTGTTGAACTATATCTCCACTCATGTAAGGATTAGGTCGCCTCATTAACATTGTGAACGGATGATTGATTAATTCTTGTTGTAAGCCGTCTTTATCAAATTCTTTAACCATAAGAGTAGCTTCGGAGAATGACATACCTAGAGTTTGTAAACAAGCTACAACTGCCGAGTTAGAAGCACCATTACCCATAGTACTTACATCAAATGCACCAGCTTTAGAGTTCCAGCCCTGTATGAAGTTATTATTATTATAAAGTGAATCATCATCACGGAAAAAGTTAATTCTTTTTTGTTCGTCAACAGACTTCGCTCTGCCGAATATTATATCGCTTAAATTTCTACGTTCTGCCACGTTCTCTCCTCTATGGCTAAGAGTGGATTAATGAACACACCCAAAGGAAAAACCCACCCAAAGCCAACCTATTGTGTTCTATCAATATGCTCTAAACTCTCTTTTTCTTGCTACTTGCAATATCGCATAAGCCAAGCTGTCAACTTGGTCATCATGTTCTCCTGCTGGAAATTGTAGTAGCTCTTTTTCTAAATCCAAATACCATTCTGCATATTTAGGAAAATAGACCTGTCCAGCTTCCATCTTAGCAGACAAAGGCAACGCTCTGCTGACTTTATCTTTATCTGCACGAAGTTCACGTATGGGTAGATTAGTTTGTTGTCTAGCTATCTGCACAAATGCAAGTTGATACCCTGCACGTTCAACTCCCATAACTTCTGGTTGCCACTTGTCATAGACATCTTGCAACAGCTTCAACACTTGTGGAGCTTCAAGCCTAGCCCTAACAACATCCAGTACAAAGACATCTTGATTAGGAGCAATACCAACAGTAGTAACAACTGTGTAGTCAGCAGACTCTTTGGTAGAAGTTGCCAAGTCAACAGTAGTAATGCGTCTTAAATCTTCTGTATTATGCTCTACATCAGCAGTAGAAATGGTAGTAACAGTTTTCTCATAGCCGTTCTCATCATAAATCTGCTTACTTCCATCTTGATAATACCTAAACCATTCTGGATGAAATATTCCACCCTTTGCTTCAACGAACTCAGCTAAGTATTCTTGCGAGAATAAGAAGCTACCTATTTCTTTTCTAGCTATTTCAAGTTCATCATTAGGTACATAAGGATTAGTACTGGTAGGAAGTTGCCACCTATCCCAATCTTTATTTTCAACTGCGTCATCAAACAATCTTGAAAACCAGTTGTACCCTTTAGGAGATGAGATAAATAAAGCACCACCTCTACGCTCAGTCAGAGTTGGACGTAAGACCTCTTTCCATACATCTTCTTTAATATATGCACACTCATCAAGCACAATATAGTCAAGTCCAGCTCCACGTAACCTATCTGGGTTATCAGCAGAACGGACTGTTACTTGTCCACCAGTTGGAGTGTATAAAGTTTTTTCGTACTCTTTAACAATACAGCCATAGTCAATACCAAGATTTCTAATTTCTTTCCAGCCCTCTAAAGCCATAGCATACGTTGGAGCAACCCACCATGTTCTTTTGCCTTGCATAGCTTTTGCTATACAGAGCCACACACCGAGTCTTGTCTTTCCCCACCTACGACCAGCTACGAGAACTTTAAAACGTGCATTACTAGAAGCAACATCAAGCTGACCTGAATGCAGTTCAGGGAGTTTAACCTTGAATGGTTTTAGTCCACCATTGTTATCAGTCGGTAAAGAAGTTTCCATTGTCCTCATCTGGTGTGTCTAGCAAATCTAACCATAATCTCAATACTTGTTGAGGTATAGGTAGCACGTAGAATCCCCCACGAAAATAATCTTCGGATTCTTCAACTACTTCTTCAAAGACTGTTACAGGAAATCCCCAATCATTAGCTTGTACAATGTCAATGAACTTCTCATTCGTATCATCAAAATCTTGTGGTATAGCCATTATTCAGTTGCATCTTTTTTATTGTCGGACATATCGGACACAACTTCGCCCTCAACAAATTTCTTACCATCACTCCAGTAGAGTTCCACATCAAATTGTTTGTTCTTCTCTATAAGATTGACAGTTTCTTTGCGACCATACTTCTCTGGATATTTTCTTTCAAGAAGCCACGCAGAAGCTTGCCATGTTCCATTGTTAGAAGCGTTCTGTATATTAAAAAGATTACGTACAATAGATTGAGATTCAGATTTGTTAATTTCTTCCCAGCGTTCTGCATAGGGCTGTATACCTTGTTCAGCAAGTTCTCTCCACCTGCGAAACTGCCTAGAACTTATTCCAGCAAATATACAAGCATCTTCAATGTAAGCACCAACAGAGATGGCTTGATTAAGACGTTGCCATACCGACTCATCTAAGAATTTATAGCGTAATTTCATCTCTTGTTCCGACATTTTCCCAGCTTCCATTTGTAAAGTTCAAGGCACTTTTTCACTCAAAATTAAGCAAATTTTTTTACTTTTTATAAAGTTTTTTTTAAGTACCTTATCTGCTCTATTGTAACTAGGGTTTTTTGTAAGGTCATTTATTTATATTATTTAATTATTAATACATAAT